ATACAATTATATAGTCCTAATTACCCGATAACCCCAGAATACCTAAAAACAACAGGAACATCAGATTACAGTCTAACAACAACAAGTTCAATAACATCTATATCATCAACCGTAATTATACCAACTAATACAAGTGTTAAAGTACTATTTAGTGTAGATAACAGTGTAAATTGGCTATATAAAGATGGAACTGGGATACATAAATATACTAGTGATTTAACAATTGCTTGGACAAGTAGTAATCAGTGGTCAGAAATATCTACTTATTTTACTAATTTGAGTATTACTACATTGACTAGTGATTTAGCAAGTTTAGGAATAATCCCTGTGACATTAGATTTTGCATTTGACCTGAATTCTACAGATTTAACAGTCACCCCTTCAGTTGGGAAGATAACCTTAAATTATATTGAAACTTCTCATACTGAATTAGCTAGTTTTGGAGGATATGGTGAATCTACTATGTTTGGAGTTAAAGTGATTAATCCAACAACGCTAGGGGTTAAAAATAATACTTCAACTGCAAAAATTGCAAGTGTTAATGTATTACTTGGGACAGTTTAATAAATTAAAAATATAAAGGAGGTACTGAACAAATGATTGCTTATATATATGATAAATATTCTTTCATGATTGAAAATAAAATAGACAATATAGTTTTTGTAAGTGAAGGAGAAATATTAGGAGATTCAAAGTCAAAGTTTGGTGGTGGTTCAAACTATATAATTTTACAATCAGACACTATTAATTTGAAAAAAGATGATGTTATAGATATCACAAAACTTGATGATTGTAGAAACTTTTATTTAAAAGGTAGTGACTATTGGTATCAAGAACAGATGAATAAACACAAAGAACAAATAAATAATCTACAGCTGGAAAAAGAGGAATTACAATGTTTTACAGTAGACTTGCAATTTCAAATCGATATGGCAAGTCTGTAAAAATATAAAAATAAATTAGAAAGAAGGGATTGATAATGTTGTACAATTTATTAAAAAGTATCATCACAAGCCAAAGCTATAAGGATAATGGAGACACTCCAGAAACTATGCAAGCCAAATTAGATGTATTTTTATCTAAGAACAGAATTACATTAGAAAACTATAATGAATTAAGTGCTCTTTTAGATGCACAAAAAGAACCAGTAGTTAGCACTGAACCAACAGCATAATAAGAACCTAAATTAAGGGCAATATCTAAGGACTTTGAATAGTCTTTTTTTATTGTTCTTTTTTAATGAAAGGAGAAATAATATGGCTATTTTTAATAATATGTCCATTACAAATAAAGGCCAAGCGTTATATGCAAAAGCACAAGCAGGGACACAATTACATTTTACTAAACTCATGGTTGGTTCTGGAGACATAGGAACTCAAAACCCTGCATCACTTACAGCTTTAATCACACCTAAATTTGATGTAGGGATTCAATCTATTACTCCTAATACAGAATTAAAAACTGCAACAATCAGCGCTATGATGAATAATTCGGATATTACAGTTGCGACTTACGTATGCGAAATAGGAGTATTTGCAACTGATCCCGATGAAGGTGAAATACTCTACGCTTATGGTTCGGCTGGCAATTATGGGGATTATATGGCTCCAGCAAGTAGTGGACCTTATAGCTGGAATTATCAAATTAATGCAGCTATAGGGAACGCAGCAAATGTAACAGTAACATTATCAAATCTTACTTATGACTATGGAGTTATGAACACAAATACAACTTTTTTATATATAAAAGGCGGAAATCAAAAAGAAATAAATAAAAGTATAGATAATATTTTCAAACTCTATACGACTACAAATGTAGATAATGTTTATTCTGTGACAGTATCTAATATAACCACTTTAATAGATGGATATCCTTTAGCTATTAAATTCAATGCACCAAGTACAAGAGCAATTACATTAAAAGTTAATACTTTAGCTGCAAAAAGTATAGTAGATTATTTTGGCAATCCAGTAACTAATGTAAGACAAAATTTAATTGTAAATTTACGTTATGAAGCTACTTCGGGAACTTTTATATTATCGGGTAAAGGAGGTGGTGGAAATGTATTATCTTCTCAAGTACTAATTAATAAAACATATACTTCCGATTTAGGCCCTGGTATAGGGACTATGTCTGATAATGGAACTCTTACTATAACTTCAACAAAAGATCCTATAGCTATAGCACCAGGATATTATAGTGGTGGTACTATAAATAGTCCGCAAGAGTATATTGATGATAAGCAACTAGATGATATGTATGGTTCTGATAGAATGTTGTTTACGCATGTATATGATTTAGGAACATCTGTTCAGTTGGGAGCGAAAATAGTTGGTGGCGAGGGTGATCTTATATATTTAGTAACACTTACAACAGTTGATGGTCCATATGTAGATGGTGTCTTGACATACTTAGCAAAATTCCAATTTCAAAGTTACAATACAGTAACTAAAGAATTGAAAACAAATGCTATTACAACTAATCCATTTGGTGTAGCATCACAAAATTATTATTATGTATATCAAGGCAATTTGTATATATTGGCTATCAATGCTGATTCTAAATTATATAAATTTAATATAGCAAGCAATAGCTTTAGTATAGAACTTAGTAGTATACCTGGCATTGACCTCGGATATTATACAATGGTCGGTAATAATGAAACAATTTATATGATTAATATGTTACATGGTACTTATTGCGAATATAATGTCACTACAAAAGTATTAAATACAAAAGGCATAGGATTGGGTGTTAATGATCCAACCGCACAAGCATTCTATTTAAATAATAATATTTATATAGTAGCTACAAGTATTACTATAACTGGTGGTGGATATGTTTATGGTACTCATATTTATATATACAATATACCAACAAGCACAGTTTCACTACTCCAATCAGTAGATTATAGTCTTGGGTATTATTATAATACTTCTGATTATATAATGCTTCCCAGTGCACACATGTATAGATATAACATATCAACAAACACAATAGTTAAATTACAAATACCAGCATTATCAACAGAGACAAATCCTGGTTCAGTATTTGCTTACAAAGGGAAAATATATAGGGTTTCAACATATGCAGAAGTTCAAGCCGGTTACCCTTTAAACGGTTCATATTTATCAATAGGCAAAATAATTTAAAGGAGGACATAAAATATGATAATTAAAGAATGGAACAAAACAGATCCCATAAATGGAGTAGATGCAGATGAGTATTTTAATAGTCTTCCATTTATGAAAAACTCAAAAATTATAATATTATTTATAGATCAATCTAATAATGTTACATCTATACAGGATGTAGAAATCATCAGAAAATCGTACGGAATAGAAGTTGATAAGACACCAATAGAAGTAGGTGAATTATATTTACAGAAAGTTGAAGAATCCAATAAATTAGTACAAGAACAACAAAAACTTGTAAAACAAGTATAAGAACTATATTTAATATAAAGTAGTTCTTTTTTTATGCTTTTTTTTGCAAATAATCTAATAAAGCAGGTGACTATATAATTGAAAAACTTAAGAGAATACTTTAAAGAAATACTAATTATATCTTTAATAATATTGTTATTTTTAACTAATGGACTTTGGTGCATAGCTCATATTACATTTATACATGGTTATTTTTGGTCAGATTATAATGTAATTAATAGCAACGAAAATAAAAATGAAAATAAAAACGAAAATTAAGGAGGCGATATAAATGGCTGATAAGAAGGGCAAAAAAGGTAAAAAAGGCAAAGAAGATGGAGATAACTAAGAATCAATAACATAGAAAATGTGGTGATTAAAATGCTTGAAAGTGAATATATAGAAAAGCTAGAAAAAATAAACAACGATTTGATTGAAGTTGCAATTAAAAACACAAAAGAATTTCAAAAAACATTTAGGATCATGCTAGTAATAGCAGCGATCCTATTATTTTTGATATATATAATTACTTTGAAGATAAATTTTGATACCAATACAAAAACAAGTGCTATCAAAAATATGAATACGAATGTGAATACTAACATAAATAGAGGTGGAAATGATGGATGATACTAGAGAACTGATTTTAAAAATGCAGGGAGAAATTGACCTTTTAAAACAATCGGATAAAAACAAAGAAAAAGAAATTTCAGAGTTAAAAACTCAGACAGAGTTGAGCAAACTTAACATACAAGAGGTGAATTTAAATCTTGTTAAGGTTTCAAAAGATATAGAAAACCATAATAAAGCCATGGTTGATTTAACTACTAATATGGAAAAACTTACAAATACAATACAAAGTATGAATGAGGAACCAAAAGAATTTAATAAAACTTTAAAAATAGCAACAGTATCTGCAATAGTAACAGCATTAGTCACTGGCGCAGGAGCTTTATTAATTTGGATGATAAAAAAATAATTTAAAAGGTGGAATGTAAAAATGTTAACTTTAAGTTTGAATATGAAAGCAAGATTGAAAAATAAGTCATTTTGGCTAGCGATGATTGGTGCAATAGTTTTATTATCACAACAATGCGGACTAGATATAAGTAAATTTATTCCTACTAATTATGTAGATATCACAAACACTATATTTTTAATACTTGCAATGTTGGGTATAGTCGTTGACACAAGCACAAGCGGTATAAGTGATAAGGTTATTCAAGATTCAACAGTACAAGCTATCAAAGCAACAGAAACTAAAGAGGAAGTTAAAGCAGAAGCTTCAACCACTGCAATAAATAATACTGTTACTGAAAATAGTCAATCTACACCAATAGAAAACTTAAATGCTTCATCAAAAATTGTTGTAGACGTTCCAGTAGAATAAGAAAGGTTGTGATAATATGGATTGGAAATGGTGTTTAGTTGATGAAACTAATAGTCTACTAACAGGATGGAAACAAGTAGAAGGATTATGGTACTTCTTAAATCCCAATGGTGTTATGGCTACAGGATGGATCAAGGATAAAGAAAAATGGTACTATCTTAATGGCAAGGGTGTTATGATTAATAATTGCACACTTACAATTGAAGAGAAAACTTATACTTTTAATTTAGATGGTTCTTTAAATGAAAGTCTTGTTTCAAATGAATGTATTGATTTTATAAAGTCATGGGAAGGGTATTTTGCAACACCTTATTATGATGAAGTTGGAGTGTTAACGTTAGGATATGGAATGACAGGAGAAGAGATACAAGGCATTTTAGAGGTTACAGAAGAACAAGCAACATCTATGTTGAAAGATTGGATAAACAATAAGTATGCTCCAGTAATAAAAGCTGATTTAGATTCTAAGGGTATGACATTAAATCAAAATGAATTTGATGCACTAGTAAGCTTTGCATATAATTGTGGCACTGGTGGTTTATTAGGTTCTACACTATATAAGAATGTAGTTGCAGGCATAAGAGATACAGATACTATTACATCTAATTTCAGAGCATGGTCAAATGGCGGAGGCCAAAGAATAGAAGGACTATACAGAAGAAGGACAAAAGAGGCTGCAATGTTTCTTAATGGAGATTACACAGGTAATATTTAAAATAATAGGGTAGTAGATAGGAGAAATCTTATTTACTACCCTTTATTTTTTTACCCTAAAATAGAAATTATTAATTCAATTGACAAAATATCCTAATATTATATAATAAAGATATATTTAAAGGGGGTCATATTATGAAAAAGTTTATGAGTTTTTGGGTTGTTCTAATATTATTAGTTGGAATTACTCAACCAGTTTATGCAGGAGAATGGAAACAAAGCGGTAGTAATTGGAGCTACTTAGAAAATGGTTCAGTTAAAACTGGTTGGATACAAGATAAAGGAACATGGTATTACTTAATTCAAAATGGTATTTGGGATAGCACTAAAGCTACAACTATAATGCCGAATGAAGTAAAAATGGTATATGATATTGTTAAACCATTTGTTAAAAGTGGAAATTTAGTTTATAAAGGCATAATGCAAGTTAAACAAGGTGCAAGACTTTACACAGTAGGCTTAAGTGATAGATTTTTATACAAATTCACAACAGATGATAATTATGGAATTCAAATGGGTGAATATTATTATGATCCTACAGATGGAAAAGTATATAATTTAGCACAAGATGGAGAAGTTTCTCTTTTAGGTTCTGGCAGTACAGAATATTCAATCAAAAAGCCAATAACAAAAGAACAAGCAATTGAAAATGTTAAGAAATATATTACAGATAATAAAAAGTATAATCCAAGCAAAATAGAAGTCATTTCACAAGATATTAATATATACACAGTTCAAGGCATGGATGATATGGGAGACCATGTAACTACAACTGGATGGTATATAGTAGACAGAAGCACAGGGAACGTTATAGCAACACTTTAAAGATTGTATTTGAGGGCATGAGAGTAAAATCTCATGCTTTTTTTGTTGTCTAAAAATATATTTAATTCTTTTATAAAAAGGTATTGTATTCCGTAAGCGCTTATGATATTATTAATACATAGACAAGAACAAATAAATTTAAAGGGGTTGTTAATATGAGCAAGTCCGGATTGTACAAGTTATTCAATAGCAGCTATTTCGCATCACAGGCAAAAAGATATAAACGGTAATTTATCTCCTAAAAGTGAATATGCAAAATTCTGTGATCAGGTAAATCAAAATGTACTAAACCTTATCAGAGAATTAAATCCTAGGTACTTTTTTATAGAGAATCCTAGGGGGGCATGAGAAAAATGGATTTCATGAAAGACTTACCTAGATATACAGTTACTTATTGCCAGTATGGTGATACTAGAATGAAGCCAACAGATTTATGGACTAATCATCCTAATCCTAAATTTAAGCCAATATGTAAGAATGGAGCACCTTGTCATGTATCTGCCCCAAGAGGAAGTAGAACAGGAACTCAAGGTCTTAAAGGAAGTAAAGAAAGAAGTATTATACCGAAAGAATTATGTGAACACATAGTTGATATATGTGAAGAGTGATACTACACAATACTAAGAAATCACGAATAATAGGAGGCCTAAAACCCTCCTACAATATTAATTAAGAGGTGAAAGTTATGTTAAAAACAACAACAGTAACAAAACCATTTATAGTTGTATGGATTCCTAATAGTTTAATTATAGATTTCGAATCTAAGAAAACTTTTGAGAGAAAGTTAAAATTCGATATTTATAAAAATGAAGAATATCAATATAAAGAGTTTGATGATTTTGAAGCTGCTGACGAATTTACGGATGAACTTTGGAAAATATAATTTAAGGAGGATTAATCAAAGTGGAACAACTAACACTAATGGATATATATTTTCTAAGTAATGTATCTAAAGACTATGACATACCATTACAAACTCTTCATAGTAGACTTAAAAAGTTAAAAGAAAATGAAGAATATCGGAAAACCGGAATCGGCCAAGGAATAATGTTGACCCCTGGAGCGGTTACAAAATTAGTTCAAGGCAAAAATAAAATAGTTAAAGAGGTGGATAATGATAATTTATAGTCAAGATGAAATTAATAAAGTGCATGATATCTACAACGATTTAATAGTATCTTTATTCTTTAAATTACCAATAGAAAAAAGATTAGAAAGACCACTAATAGGTGACTGGTGCATTTGTTCTGAAAGATTAACAGTTAAAAGAAATATTGATGATTGCATAGGAATATTAAAGAGCAACAATGAAAGTTTAGGCGAATATGTCATTGAAACTATTGGAGGAAAAGAAGTTCATTGGCATAATACAGAATTTAAAAAGTTACCAGTAGATTTTATGAGAGATACGCTATAAATTTATAACATTAAAAGATATCTTATAATTAATTTATGGGATATTTTTTTATTTACTTTTTTGTTTAACATTGATACTATTAGAAAGTATTCAATTTTATATATTTTTGCATAAAAATAGGCATGTTTATATAAACAATTGAATATAATTTGATATAAAGAGCAAAGGGGATTGATTAAAAATGACTAAAATTGCGCAAAACAATACAAATTTAAGTAAGAAAGTTTCTATTCATGGATTAGATGTAGGAAATGCAACTCTTATCAATCATAAGGGGTTAATAATTGATGCAAAGATAACAAATAATGAACCATTAACAAAGGCAAATAAATTTACTATTGATGGTAAAACTTATTATTTAGGTGATGGAAATTATGATACAGAGTTTAGGAAAGCAGATAAACCCAATTATCTTAATTTTCTATTTGGGTTACTCGCACTAAGCACCAACACAACACATAATTGCATATCAGTAGGATTACCATTAGGACAAATACAAACAGATGCTAGCCAACTAACTAATTTAATAATGAATAATAATGAAAAAATAGTAAGAATTAATGATGAAGAAAAAACACTCATAATAGATGATTTATTTATAGCTCCAGAGGGTGTAGCAACCTTATCTGACGATTTCCAAGGGATAGTAATTGATATTGGTGGTGGGACTACAGATGTTGCGTTAGTGGTTAATGAAAGAGGCAAAAGAAAGATAATCAACCCTATTTCAATTCCTAAGGGAACTATTAAGTTATATGATAGCTTTGCAAATAAATTGATCAACAAGGGTTTGGATATAAACATAGAAGATGCTGAAAGAATATTAAATAGAGGATATCTATATGAAGAAGGTTCAAAAGATATTGATTTTGCACTTGACGAATATAATGATTTTACAGAAAAGCTAATAAGTAAATTACAATTAAACTACAATCTAAAAATATATCCTATTTCTATTACTGGTGGTGGTGGAGAACTACTATACAATCAATTAGAAAGTAGACTTAATACAGATAATAAAACACAAAATATAATATTACAACCCGAACCTATAAAGGCAAATGCACGTAATTTTTATGAATTGGGATTATCTTTTTTCGAGGAGGAATAAACATTGAGCGATAAAGTAAAGCCTGTAAGCTTCAAGGAAGATGAACAGGATATAATTAAATACATGAAGTCTAATGGCTATGATAAGAGTTTCAGCTACTATGTAAAAGGATTGATTAGAAAAGATATGAATAGTGCTGGATCTCTAATCAAGGAAGAAGTTCAGAAACCACGAAAAAATACAAATTATGAATACGCAAAAACCGAATAATTCACTTTACCTATGATTATTAAATATTATACAGTTCTATTTCTAAGAGTTCCCTAATAGTATACTATTATCCATTAAAGTATTTAAAACAGTATAGTTATAAATTTTGTAAGAGAGTAGGGGAGAGGTATGATTGAACAATATTATGTAAAGAATGGGGTTAAAGTAAAGGTAAATAACAATGCTAATAGTAAGAAAGTTGCAGCAATTATAAGTAACAACGCAAGAAAAAAAGAAGAAGATTTGAGGGTGCAAAGAGTTGTAATTCATGTTACTAAATCAGAAAAGTTAATCATAAAAGAACTAGCAAAAACTAACGGAATGGATACAAGTAGTTTCTTAAGATGTTTATGCCTTTATAAGTATAATCAATTAATAAAGGGTATGGTACAATGAATCTATTTAGTTGGACATTCTTAGGGTTAAACGCTGGCTTTTGGATTGTAGGACTTCCTTTAATAGCTATATGGATATTAAGTGATATCTACGCTAAAGATAAAGCTAAAAATAAACTAAATGAACTAGAGGACTTTTTAAATTATGAAGACATTGAAGAACTTGAACTTTATCCAATAGAATTTAAAATTAACAGAGAAGAAAAATGGAAAATTGGACAAGTCCTTAAGAGGGAAGAATATAATTCTATAGACCAACTTGTAAGAAATTCATTACATGATATAATTGAATAATTCTAAGAACCTAATTAATTTTAGGTTCTTTTTTATTTGTTTTTATAGTTTAAATCATTACACCTATAATTATTATATTTGATTTTAATATTGGCTTGTCTATTAGCTTTAAGGTACTAATATTTAGTGCTAAAATAGCGTGTTTAAATTACTACATCTATCACATATTTTATCTATTAAATTATTGGCTTATTCAGAGGCTTAAAGTCACTAAAATAGCTATTTTTATAATCTAGTTTAAATCACTACACCTATTTTTTAAATCACTACACCTATAGTTTAAATTACTACACTTGATATTTAAATCTATACACTTAAGGTTTAAATATCTACACCTATGTATAATCTTAAGCAAGATATATCAGCACATTCAAGATTGCTAAAATAACCCTTAAAAAAATCTTTAAAAAAACTTCTGAAATAAAAAGGGAAATAAACTAAAAATTTTTAGTTTCTACTCTTTTTTATAAGTGTTATTAATTATTGATTAATACACCTATAAAATGCTATAATATGCAAGAGGTGATAAAAATATGCAAGAAGAAAGAAAAACACAGTTAGCAAATGAAATATTAACTAATATGTTAATGAACTATAAAGAGCAACAACTAAGAATATTCCTGGCTACTTTAAACAAAGCAACTACTAAATACTATGCTATTTATGGCGAACAAGAGGTTGACAACTTTAAAGGCGAAGTATTAGAGGTTGAGATACCATTAAGCTTCTACAAGGAGTATGGAGGCAAAGGAAAGTATACAAAGGATTCATGGGAAGAAGTAGTAAAAGGTATAAACATTCCTATCCAAATCAACGAAGGTAATATAAATAGCACTATAAATTTAATAAAAAGAATAGACTTTTATATTCAAGAAGAAAAGTTTTTAATAACATTTGATGAAAACTATTTTGAGTTTGTAATATTGTTAAGAAATAGCAATTATACAATAATTGATCTTGAAGAGCTTAAACAATTAAGTGGTAAATATGAAATAGGTTTATATTTAGCTTATTGGCAATTCGTTGAGCAAGGTAAAAGAATGTTTACTACTGATGGCTGTGAAAAATTCTTTTCCTTTCAAGGTGATCAAACTAAAGAGTTTACTAGAGCTTTAAGAAAATCAATTCAATCAATACATAATAAATTAGGATATCAAATAGAAATGAAAACCCAGGTCAAGAATAAAAAGATAACTCATATACATTTTGTATTCCCAAAAGGTAAAAGAAAAACAGTTTCATCTATAATAAGAGAGAATATAGGAATAGCGTTGTAGTAAAAAGGTGTAGATTTGATCTACACCTTTTATTCATTCTTTTCACACTGTTATTAAAAAAATAAAAATACTTCAATAGGTTCTACGCCTAACTCTTCATATAACCATTACTTATATTTAAATAAATTACAATCAATATCTGAAAAAAATACAAAAACTTTTATTGGACAAATACCCAATTCTTTTGCTAAAAGTTTTATTGTGCTATAAGATGCCCTGTAGCCTATTACTTTTCTTTCCATTCTATTAACATGACTCGTGCTTAATCCTATTCTTTTTGCTAATTGCGATTGAGTTAGACCCTTTTTTTCTCTTAAATGTTTTATCATAAGTTTCACCTCATTTAGTGTTGTCTAAATTGGTCGGAAAGTTGAGTTAAACTCAACACTTTTTGTTGTATAATAAGTTTAAACAAAACTTATAGAGCTTGCAATGCATAAATATTTCCAATATATATTTAATATTGCAAACATACGTTCTCATGGTATATAATAAATTAAATAGATGAAAGAAGGGGTTTTTGTGGATATATTAGAGGGTACTATTCGAAATGAATTAATTAAATTTTCAGAGGATACAAGCAGACAAACTAATCAAGGGGTTACCGATGCAGATAGAGCTATTGCAACGGTAATGGATAAAGTAAATAAAAGTGATAAGTTACTAGGTGATGAACTAGAGAATGCAAATGATCTTATTATGTTAGCTTATTCAGATATGTATTTCAGAGAAGGATTTATGACAGCTCTTAAACTAATAAACGGAATCAATAAAGTATCTTAAGACATAAAAAATAGTACCTTTAAAATTAATTAAAGATACTATTTTTATTTTACGTATAAAAGATTTACGCTTTTTTATTATTCTCTATCATTTCCAACTAAATAATCTATTGATTTATTTAGTATTTTACTTAAAGTAATCATCGTTTCAATTTTAGGTTCATGTACACCTTGCTCATACGCTGCCAATGTTTTAACACTAACGCCAATCATATCAGCTAGTTGTATTCTATCTAATCCCATACTTTTTCTACATTCTTTCAATCTTAACATTTAACTTCACCCAAAAATAATAATAACCAGTTTTTAGGGTACTTGTCAACATAAAAGTTATATAAATATTATATTTTTATTTATTTTCAATAAGTTATTGACACCTTGCTTTCGGGGGTGTATATTAAATGTATCACACAAAACGTATTACACCTACATAACATTACTGCCTACGAAAGCGGGGAGGGAGAAATATGGAATTGATGAAGCAAGCAAGAGAAAAAAAAGGTTTTTCATTGGAACTTATGGCAGTAAAACTTAATATAAGTTTTTATACTTATAAGTCCTGGGAAACTGGTACAAGAAAACCATCAACTGAAAGATTAAAACAAATAGCAGAAATTTTAGAAACTACAATAGACAAAATAGCTTAAGGAGATGAAGAACAATGAAAATTGGAGGTAAAGAATTTGAACAAAGAATAACATATTTAGATTGCATCTTATGGATAAGTAAAGATGGATTTGAAAGAAAAATAACACCTAGACTTATAGTAATAAAATAAAAGGAGTGATTAAAATGAATGATTTTGAAATGATGATTAATATGTTTTTAAAAGCAAAGAGCAGCAAACCTACCGTAAAATGGGCATGCGGTGAAAATTTAGAGCGTACAGAAAAATATATATGGCTACACAGACATAGATTTACTTTTGATAAAGAAGGAAATTTAATAAATTCTGAAACTACATCTAATTTATATGATTTAAGCGAGTAAAGGAGTGATTGAAATGTTAACTGATAAAATAGGAGCATTAAAACAAGATTTAGCAGATTTAAAAGGAGAAGTTGAAGAAATATTAGTTAAAAACCCTTCTCTAGTAGATAAATTTGAAAAGTTAGAAGATGATCTAAAAGAATATTTAGAAAATACAGAACTTGCAATAACATATCTAAGATAAAAAAAGAAGCTAAGAAAACCGACCAAAGTAAATCTTAGCAACTTAAAAATATATTCAAAAATATTATAACATGGGGGAATGTAAAAATGAAAATTAAATTAATAAGCTTAGAATTAAAAAACTTCAAAGGAATTAAGGAACAATTAATAAATTTTGGAGATAATACACAAATAAGTGGAGATAACGGAACAGGAAAGAGCAGTATATTTGATTCGTTTTGTTGGTTGCTTTTTGGTAAGGATAGTACAGATGCAAAAAACTTCAATATTCAAACACTGGATGAAAATAATAACATTATTCACCACTTAGAGCATAGTGTTATTGGTGTACTTGAAATTGATGGAGTTAGAAAAACTTTCAAAAGAACTTTAAAAGAGAAATGGCAAAAAGAAAAAGGAGCAGAAGAAAGAAAATTAAATGGTTGCCCTACCATATACGAGATAGATGATGTTCCATTAAAAGAAAAGGACTATAAGCAAAATATTGATGAAATATTACAAGATAATATGTTTAAGCTATTAACTAATCCTTTATATTTTCCCAATATGCGCTGGAAAGAACAAAGACAGATACTACTTGACATAATAGGAGATTTAGATGAGGAAAGCGTTATAAACTACAACTCAAAACTAAAACCATTACTAGCTATGTTGGAAGGTAAAAATATAGAAGATTTTAATGAAAAGGTTAAATTTAAAATTAAAAAACTTAAAGACAAAGTTAAAGATATTCCTGCAAGAATAGATGAAAATAATTCTTTTATATGTACAGAGGATTTTACAGAGTTAGAAAAGCAAAAAGTTGCTTTTCAGAACGATATAAACGTAATTGATGAACAAATAGCAGATTCAAGCAAGGCTAACGAGGGGAAATTGGTTCTACAAGAAGAACTATTTAGACTAAAGGACAAATTAAGCGTATTAAGAAATGATGCACTTAAAAACGCTAACAAGCCACTAAACGAAGTACAAGAAAAAATTAATAATATTAAATCAGAAATACAAAAATTCGAGTTTAAAACTACAAGCACACAATCAAGTATTAAAAATACTGAAAAATACATTAGCTCATTAAAATTAGATGTTGAAAATACTAAAAACAGGAAACAACAATTGTTAAATGATTATCATAAAGAAAATGATATACCATTCAATTTTGACGATTCATTAGTTAGTTGCCCTGCATGTGGCAGAGAATATGACATTGAAAAGATAGAAGAAATAAAAACAGATGCAGAAAGCAAGTTCAATGTAGCCAAAAAGAAAACTTTAAATTATATATGTTCAAAAGGAAAGCCGTTAGCAGATGATATTGAAAAAAATGAAGAAAAAATAAGAGATAGTGAAGTTGACTTGACTAATTGGAACGGTGATATAGAAGTTTTGGCAACTCAAAAAACAGAGTTAGAAACTAAATTATCCGAATTAGAATACCAAAAACAAAAAATAGATTGTGTAGAACCAGTTATAGAAGGTGAAAAAGAACTTCAATCGCAAATTGAAAGCACACAGGCTCAAATTAACGATTTTAAATCAAATGATAATAGTAGTTTAATAACTCAAAAGAAAGAACTACAAGACCAATTGAGCAACGCAGATAAGCTTTTAGGCAAGCAACAAACAAATGTAGATATAAAAGTTAGAATTGAACAACTTAGCAAAGAAGAAAAAGACCTAAATATCCAAATAGCAGAACTTGAAAAACAACAATTCTTAGGAGAGGAGTTTATAAAAACTAAAGTAGAATTATTAGAATCAACTATTAATCAAAAATTTAAAGGTGAAGTAAGTTTTAAATTATTTTCAGAACAAATTAATGGGGGTATTTCAGAGACTTGCATTGCTACCATAAACGGTGTGCCTTTTACAGATGCAAACACCGCTTCTAAGATGAACGCAGGGATATCTATACTAAATACATTATGCGAACACTACAAGGTAAATGCACCAGTATTTATAGATAATGCTGAAAGTGTAAACAAAATTAAAAGTACAGAAAGCCAATTAATTTTATTAAAAGTAAGCGAAGATAAAAGTTTAAAAATACATGAAAATAAAAATTTGAAAGTTGAGGTAATAAAATAATGGAAGATAACAAACAATTATCAGTGCAAGAAAAGAATGTAACAGACAAGGTTTTAACTAGAATAAAAGAATTAGAAGGAGCGGGGGATATAACAATGCCCCCTCAATATAGCTATGCAAATGCTTTAAAAAGTGCTTTCTTGATATTGAGTGAAACAATAGATAAAAATGGTAAGGCTGCATTAGTAAGTTGCAGCCAACCAAGTATAATTAATGCCTTATTAGATATGACAATACAAGGACTTTCACCTGCAAAAAAGCAATGTTATTTCATACCATTTGGAGGAAAACTTCAATTAATGAAATCTTATCTAGGGAATATATCAGCTACTAAGAGATTAAAAGGTGTTAAGAATGTATTTGCAAATGTGATCTATGAAAATGATGTATTTGCTTATGAATTAGACTTAAAGACAGGGTTAAAAGTAATTACAAAGCATGAACAAAGTTTTGAAAATATAGATATAACTAAAATAAAGGGTGCTTATGCAATTGTAGTTATGGAAGATGGTTTGAATTATGTTGAAGTTATGAATATTAATCAAATTAGAAACTCATGGAGTCAAGGAGCAGCAAAAGGACAAAGTAAAGCACATACAAATTTTGCAGATGAAATGGCTAAAAAAAGTGTAATCAATAGAGCGTGTAAGAATTTTATATGCACTAGTGATGATAGTGATCTGTTAATAGAAACCATGTCAAGAACTAACGAATATGATGAAAAAGACATTATAGAATCAACAAATCACGAGGTACAAGAAGAAATTAAACAAGAAGCAAATCAAGGTGAAGTTATAGACATTATTCCAGTAGATCAAGTTGAGAAGGTAGAACACCAAGAGAAACAACAAAGTTTAATTGATGATGGAGATCAACCATTTTAATGATAAAGATACATGCAACAGGAAGTTCGGGGAATTTTTATTCCCTTGAAACTTCTACAGGCACATTATTACTGGAATGTGGAATACACATAAAAAAGATAAAAGAAGCCTTGGATTATGATTTGAGCAAGGTTATAGGTTGTTTACTAACCCATGAGCATAAAGATCATTCCAAAAGTGCAAAGGATATAATTAAATGTGGTATAGATATTTATGGTTCAAAGGGAACTGGTGAAGAAATAAGCTTGATAGATAACTATAGATATAAAGTAGTAGAGCACAACAAAAGCTTTAATATTGAAGATTTTACGATAATACCTTTTGATACTCAACATGATGTAAGTCAGCCTTTTGGATATATCATATATCATAAAGAATTAGGAAAAATTTTATTTATTACCGATAGTTACTATGTAAAAAATAGATTTAATAATTGCGATCATATTTTAATAGAATGCAACTACAGTGAAGATTTCATACCTTTAATGCCTGTATGGAAAGCTAAAAGAACTATAGCAACCCACATGTCCCTAGAAACCTTAAAGGAAACTTTAAGTTGTTGGGATTTAACAGAAACAAAAGATATAACGCTTATTCATATCAGTGGGGATAATGGTGATCCACCAAGGTATAGGCGAGAAATAGAAGAACTAACAGGAATTAAAACATATATCGGAGAGGGAGGATTAACAATTGAGTAGAGAAACAGAATTTAGAGTGTGGGACAATTACGGAAATACAATGCATTATAACGTTGAAAGTGTAATTTATGAAGATCCCGACGAAATTATTCCATTTCATAAAATTTTAGAATTAGCAAGTTATGAAGTAATGCAATATACAGGATTAATAGATAAGAATAGTAAAAAAATTTATGAAACAGATATCGTACTATTTAACAAAAATCAATATTACATTAAATATGAAATAGGAAGTTTTATGCTAGTTAGATGTAGCGACAAAATAGATATGTATAAAGAATTTGAAAATTGTTGGAATGACGATGTTTATCCACTATCGCAATTATACTGGGAAAAAGATTGTGAAGAAAATTATATTAGCGAAATAGAAGTTATAGGGAACACATACGAAAATGAATATTTAGTAGAACAATCCTAGCATCAATTTTAAGGAGGTATAAAACAAATGGCAGAATTAATACTTGAAGCTCAAAAAGCTTTAGACGAAAACAACCTAGAAGCGTATAAAAGGTTACAAAAGGTTATTAGGGATAAATATTTAGAGGAGGAGGGTTTATTAAATGAATTATAAAATTATGCCACCAATTGAAGATGGCCATGGAGGATGCTTAAATTGTGGCTATCAACATGATATATTACCAATGGATCAAATAATTGCAGTAGGATTTGGATATGCAGCGGTAACTAAGAATGATAAAGAGATACATGTAGAATCTAATGATTATGAAGAAAAGGATTGGACGGCACAAGATGCTGAACTATTAGCAGAAAAAGAACCTAATAACGATTGGAGAATACATTTAGTTGCTCCACTTAGTGAAAGACACTATCAAAGGCAAGGCAATAATAACTGGGTACTATATGAAAAAGGCATAGGATTTGCTTAAATAATTTAAAATCATCAAGAGTGAGACATAATAAATCTCACTCTTATTTTTATACAATTTATCACAAAAATATATTTTTTATTTATGCAAAATACCTTGCTTTCGTGGGTAAAAAGTAATATACTGATATTAGAACCAAACGGAAGCCGAAAGGAGTTGAGAACATGGGTAAAATACAATTTCAAAAGGGAAGTTTAATGGCATCTATACCACCAAATGTTATAAACCTAATGAAGCTAGAAAAAGGGGATAGGGTACATTTCAACATTAGTGTTAATGGGCACGTAGAACTAATTAAAATTAAGGAGGAATCAAAATAATGGAATATAAAATAGGACAACCAGTATATGAATATTCTTTAGAAATATTTCAAGATGGAAAAGTTAAAAAAGAAAAAACAGAACATAAAATTGTAGCTATAGAGGAACACGATAAAAGAGGGCACGTTATTGCTATCACAGATAGTTATTATGGAATTGAAATATTACAAACTTCAAATGATAAAGATAAATTAAGTACCACAATTAATAAAGCTATGGCATGGGAAAGAAAGTGGAATTATAAGGGTTCTATTGATAGCATTCAAGCTTGTATATATTCGACTCAAAAGGAAGATAAAAAAGTATACGCAAAATTAAAAAAAGAAATAGAAAAGTTCTTAGATAAAGAATATAGGAAGTATTCCAGCTACAAAATATTATTAGAGAATATTTATATTTAAAACGTTTTCAAATATGAGAATTAATATGAGGAGGTCAATGGTATGAATGAATTAATAACATTAAAAACTAGCGAAGGTGGAGAAAGAACAGTAAGTGGAAGAGAATTACATGAGTTCTTAGGATCAAAAGAGCAATTTACAGATTGGATTCAAAGAAAGATAATTGATTATGATTTTGCCAAAGACGTTGATTTTAGGAGTTTTACCGAAAAATCTGAAAAAGGTGGAAGACCTAAAATCGAATTTGAATTAACTTTAAATATGGCAAAAGAATTATCTATGATAGAGAAAAATCAAAAAGGAAAAGAAGCTAGAAAGTATTTTATTCAATGTGAAAAACAATTAGAAACATCTAAAACTCAAAATTTATTAAATAAACTAGAAGATTTTAAAATCTCATTAGAAGAAGCAAAGAGACAATTTAAACCAAGCCATAGTAAAAAATTACAGTATAACAAGTTAATCAAGCAATTAGCATTTACAGATGATGAATTTATAGCTATTCAAACTTTTGTATTTGCAATGTTAGGTGTTGATAAGTGGGAATCAACAGCGGTAGAAGATGGTCCAAGAATAATGGAACTAATCAATACATCAGCTGCATTGATATCAAGCAAACAATTCCAACAAACTAAGTTGTATTAATAATTTGAGAGAGGTTGATTAAATGGCAAAAGTTTATTATTGGCTTAAATTAGACAAAGACTTTTTTAAAGGTAAAGAAATAAAGAAACTTAGAAAAATAGCCGGAGGAGATACATACACAGTTATATATTTAAAACTTCAATTGTTAAGTCTAAAGGATGAAGGAAAATTATATTTTGATGGGATAGAAGATACTTTTGCAGAAGAGTTAGCACTTGAACTTGATGAAGACACAGATAATATAACATTTGTATTGATGTTTCTTAAAAAATATGGGTTAGTACAAGCTATTTCGGATGATGAAATATTATTAAATGAAGTGCCATTATCAATTGGTAAAGAAACAGATAAAGCAGAGTTAATGAGGAAAAAAAGGAGCAAAGAAAAAGGACTAGATGGTAACATTGTTACCGAGTTGTTACCGTCAGTTACTAATTGTTACACAGAGAAGAGAAGAGAAGAGAAAGATATAGAGTTAGATATAGAAAAAGAGAATAAACCCAAAAAAGAAAAAATAACTTATTTAGATTTAACATTTATAGATGATGTAATAGAAAAAGTACAGATAACAGAAGAACAATACAACAAGCTATTAGCTAAATACAATCAAATCTTACTTCATAGTCAAATACTAGCACTTGATAATTATATAGTTAATGGCAAGGGTAATAAATACAAAGATCACTACAGGACATTAAATACTTGGTGTAAAGATAAAGGAGGGAACAACAATAATGGACAGTTTAACAAGCCTGCTACAACAAATAAGAAGTTCAACATCAAAAGAGAAGAATTCGATCCAAGTAAATACAATCCGAGCCAAGGAGATATGCCAGTATAAATGTCCTATATGCAAAGATACTGAATTTATAATTACAAAACATGAGGACAAGCAGCCAACTATGACACCTTGCAAATGTGTAGAAAACGAAAAAGTAAAAAGATTATGGAAGAATAGTGGGATTAATTCGGACGATTTAGGTAAGTCTTTTACAAACTTTGAAGAATGGAATGCTAAATCAAAAGAAATGAGAGCCAAAGGAATTTTATACTATCAAGAGTTTAAAGAAATAAGAAGCAGCAGAATAAATTCAATAATGTTGTGTGGTAATCCAGGCAGCGGTAAAACTCATATAGCCTTAGCATTAGCAAATAACTTCTTAAAGCAGAATATAAGAACTATTTACATGCCTTATAGGGATATAGTAACTAAGATAAAGCAAAATATGATTGACGAAGAATATTACAGGAAAACATTAAGCAAATATCAAACGTGCGAAATTCTCTTAATTGATGATTTATTCAAAGGTAAAATAAATGAATCAGATATTAATATAATATTTGAACTGGTAAATTACAGAGTTTTGAACCATTTACCAATGATTATTTCAACAGAATTTAATATAGACAGGCTTTTGAATTTTGATGAAGCTATAGGAAGTCGATTGTATGAGGTGTGTAAGGATTACCTAGTCGAGATAGATGGAGATTCAAAGAATAATTATAGATTGAGATAGTGGAGGGGTTAAAAATGAATAAGAAAATAACAACATACTTTTTGAGAATGATTAGGAATAAGTGGGAAAATAAAAGACTTTTTTATACTTACGATAATGATAACTATTATATTTGCAATGGATATTTTTTAAGAGCAGTACCAAAAGATAAAATAGAACTTAATATCAATTTATTTCAAAATAAAAAACAAGCATTAGATTCTGTTTTAGAAGAGGCTGAAGATATTGAATACAAAGAGGGAAAAATAAAATATTATGTACCCGATAAAAATAACACAGGGATATTCCATATAAGAATTGAGAATGAAAAAACTCATGCTTATATATCTAGTGAGTATTACAAATTATTTGACGATACAACAAAATTTAAAATAATAAGCAGTCTTAAAGCAGTATCATGTTTTAAAGAAGAAAAAGGGAAAGAAATATTTTTAGGATTAATATTGCCTATAAGAATGGATGGAGATAATTAGGAGGGGTTAATAATGAACACATATGCAATAACATTATGGGATAATACAGAAACAGAAATTGCAGCAACACCAGGCAAAGCAAAATATCAATTTTTTAAGCACCATGAAATTGACGATTCATGCGAATTTGGGGATTTTGTAAAGCAAGTTGAATGTCATTTAGTTCATAAGTTTAAAATTGAGGACTTATTTACACCTCATATAGAAGAATTTGAACGAATGAAGAAATCACGAGGAATAGAGTTCGCATATTTAGGAATGAGAGTAGAAATGAACGGAAAGAAAGGCACTATAGTAGGTTACTATGGGATGAATTTATTAATTTGCTTAGATGGTAACTGGTGGGGTGATAATTGCCATCCTTGGTGGAAGATGAAGTATTTCGATAATGATGGGAATTTAATAAAAGAGTTTACAGAATAGGAGCGGTTAAAGTGAAATTTGAATTATTAAATAAAAAAGAACAATTTGAACAACTCAAAAAAGGTGATGCAATATTAGTTAAGTGGGACGATTATTTTGTAAAGCATCACGATAAATCTAAAAATATAATGTTTTATAACATATCGGAAAATAAAGAAAATCAACAGGAAATAATATGCAAATTAAATAATAACCATTATTTTAACTATGAAAGATATTTAGAAAGGTTAAGTTCAGCAATAGAAGTATACAAGGTTACAGAATAAATTAAAAGTAGAGGGGATAGTAAAAATGAACAATGAAGATTTAAACCAAGCAATACAAGAAATTGAAAATGAAAGTAGCAATGTAGAAATAAGATTGTTTGATAGTAAAAATAATAAGATATTATATAAGACCTTAACTATTTGTGAATTAACTGTAATTTTAAGAATTTTAAAGGGGGATAAATAATGGATATTAAATCACTACTAGCAGCCAAAAGAGCAGCAGAAATATGCCAAGAGAATAAAACACCTATAAGCAATTTAGCAATAATAGCAGCAATGAAACAAGCTTCGATAGATTTTAGCAATAAAGGAGATAAATAAAATGAATGTTAAAACAAAGTTAAATAAAAAAGCTACACAAATTGCAGAAGAACTGAAAGGACTCACCTTTCTACAAGTTCTACAAAAGCAAGGAGAATTAAGTAGAAAATAAAACGTTTAAATTCTTGATATTTAGTGTTAAAATAAAATCTGCGTTTATTTTAATATTAAAGGAGAGAGTTAAAAAATGGAAATTATGAAAACTTGTACAGAATGTGGAACAGAAAAGGTAATGACAGAGGAGTTTTTTCCAAAGAATCCTAGCTATGCGTGCGGATTTGGAAACAAGTGTAAAGTATGTATTAATAAAAAATGGACAGATGAAGAAAATAAAAAAATCAGAAATGAGAAAAACAGGCTTAAGACTATTGAAAGAAAAAGAATAATAGCAGAAAAGAAAAAGGCGTTAAAGGCTGATTAAATATATGTGGTTTATCATTGTATTCATGTAATACAAAATAAGGTTAAAATATTTATAAAAACCCTTGTATTATAACTAGATAAGTGATAATATTAACTCAAGGGATACGAAAGCAAGGTGTTATCCAAACCGCCTTGCTTTCGTAGGCAAAAGAGGTGAGAAAATGAAGTGTTGCAAGGTTTGCGGTTCAATGAATAACATTGAAGAACACCACATTATAAAAAGGTCACAAGCTAAATTCTTAGTTAATTGTGAGCTTAATAAAGTATATCTTTGTCCAACCCACCATAGGTCAGAGTATGGAGTCCACGGAAGAAACGGACATAATTTAGATAATAAATTAAAAATGCAGATGCAGAATACCTTAGAAATTATATTAGACAAGCAATATTATACAAGGCAAGAAGTAAAAACTATATTAGGAATTAACGAGAATAGTGCTAATAGCTTATGTAAGACTATGAAACAGAATAAAGGTCTATTTGCTAGACAAGATTTTATAATAGCTACACTTGGCGGTAAACTAGCATACGAAAGCGAGGAATTAAATGAAAGAGATTTGGAAATCTATAGAAGGATATGAAGGATTATACCAAGTTAGCAATTTAGGGAGTTTTAAAAGTTTAGAAAGAAAAGTAAGAAGCAAATATGCGATTAGAACAGTTAAAGAAAAAATATTAAAACAATTTTTAAGTAAATATGGATATTTAACAGTAGGATTAAGTAAAAATTGCAAGACTAAAAGATACCAATCTCATAGGCTTGTAGCAATAGCATTTATTTCAAATCCTAATAATTATCCTATGGTAAACCATAAAGATGAAAATAGGTCAAACCCAAAAGCTAATAATTTAGAATGGTGTACAAGTAAATATAATAATAATTATGGTACTAAAATTGAAAGATATGTAAAGACAAGGACAGGAGTTTTTACAGAAAAAATGAAGGAGTGCATTAGGAAAGCAGCAGTTAAAAATTCTATAAAGGTGTATCAATATTCGCTAAAATGGGAATTTGTAAGAGAATGGGATTCTATGACTTTGGCACAAAAAGAAGGTTTTAGAGTTGATGGTATTTCAAGGTGCTGCAAAGGCAAAAGAATAAAACACAAAGGGTATAAATGGTCAAATATAAAATTATAAGAGGTGGAGAAATGAGCAATCCAATTCAAATAATGCAAAAGCTAGAGCAAGCAATTCAAGCGTTAGAACAAGGCAATATACAATTAAAATCATTAGGAGTTAAAAAAAGTGATGCAGAACGCAAATATAAAATATCATTAAGACAAGAATTATTAAGACTAAGACTAGACAAACATCCAGTATCAATAATTCAAGATTTAGCAAAAGGGAATGATTTAATAAGCCAATTAAGATTAGAAAGAGATTTAAGTGAAAACTCATATACAGTTTGTATTGAAGCTATGAGAAATACAAGAATCGAGATAGAAACATTACGAAGTTTTCTGACATGGGAACGAACAGAACTAAAAAATAGTTAAGGAGGTCATATATGAACTACATAAAAACAGCAGAGCAGCAACTAAACAATTTTAAAGAGACAGTAAATTGTTTGGAAATACTACCACAAATATTAAGCAAAAATAAGATTGAAGTGTATACAATTCAAAAAGTTCTAGGAGCAATGGAGTCTGAAGACAAAGAAATAATTCAAAGAATATGTATTGATGGAGAAAAGCCAAAAGACCTTACAAAACTATTTGGAGTGACAGTAAAGACTATATACAAGAGGAAAAACAAAGCGCTAAAAAGCTTTGCTGAAAGACTCTATGGGACAAGTATATTAGAGAATAAATAAAATAATGAGAGGTGGTTACTTTGTATTACAGGAGGGGAACAACAGAAATAATAGAATCAGCAACCATTACAGCTATGGAGAGGCTAACAGAGATAGCACAAAAACATATTAAGTATAACAAGAGGGTAGCGAAACGGAAGGCTTTAAAGAGGAAGTGAGGTGGTTTAAATGATTATATATACAGGAAAACCAGTAAAAACCACTAAAGATGAAAATACGTATCAAATATTGCGTATAGATAATTATTCGGAAACAGTATTTTGTATACAATTAGGGACTTATGATATAAAAATAAAAGAGTTTAAAATTAGCGAATTAAAAGAAATATAGGGGGAATTAAAACAATGGAATATATAAATGATATCAATATAAACGAAGCGGTAATCCACATACTAGATAGCAATGGAGAAGCACCGGTTTTAAATGAATATAGCTTAGAATTAAATGAAGATGTATATAAATTTATTCATAGACATTTAGAAAAATGTTTAAAAGATGAAGATTTGAAATATGCAAAGTTCAATAAAGGGACTAGCATTATTAAAGAATCAGTACAACATTATTTAAATGGAACTGAAAGCGATCTAATAGATGTATCCAAGGAACTAGCAAGACAATTATTTTCAATAATGAAAGGCAATTGCAATATTCCAAGTGCTGATTTAATTATAGTTTCAATTATTACAGACCAAGGACCAATGATTGCAATATTAAAAATGGATTATATAAAGAATTTTACACATGAGATTCAATTTATAGATTCAAAAATAGGTGTAGATATAATTCCACAGTTAGCAGGATTACCTGGAAGTGGACAAAGAATACAAAAAGCTGCATTTCTAAAACCTATAAGAGAAGATGAAACTTATAATTTAATGATACTAGATAAGCAAAAAGCTTCCAAAGAGGATGAATATGGGGCAAATTACTTATTAAATACATTCTTAGATGCAACTATTATAACAAATGAAAGAGATATGACAAAAACTTTTATGAAAGCATCTGAAAACTGGATAAGAAAAAACATAACAGATGATGCAGTAATGCAAGAAATAACTAGAAGAACAATTAAAAATAAATTAAAAGAAGAAGATATTATTAATATAGATGAAGTTGCAGCAGAATTATTTTCAGAAAACCCACAAATAGAAGAAGATTTCACGAATTATATAAAGCACCAGGGGTTAAATGAAGATATTGCAGTAGATAAAACTTGGGTTGAAAAGAATTTTAAAAGAGTGAGATTAAATATTGATAAACAAATAGATTTATACATTAATGATAATGCTTATAATGATTCTAGTAAATTTGAAATAGTTATAAATGGTGATGGGACTGTAAATTTTGTAATTAAAAATGTAATAAATTATATAGAAAAGTAGGTGAAGTATGGCGCAGAACGAAGGGAAAAGATTCGAGGAAGATATAAAGAAGTCAGTACCTAGTGAATATTTCTACTACAGATTCAAAGATGGAACAGGAAATTTTAATGGAACTAAGAACGAAAATGTAAGGTTCCAAGCTAAGAACATATGTGATTGTGAAGTAATGACAGATAATTACTTATTCTTACTTGAATTAAAATCACATCTAGGTAAAAGTATTTCCTTTACATGCATAAGCAATAATCAGATTGAAGAAATGGCAAAGATAGATCATAAGATGATAAGACCATATTTTATATTCAACTTTAGAGACTTAGAGCAAACTTTTGCGGTAGAAGCAAAAAAAGTAAAAATATATATAGAAACAACAGAAAGAAAAAGTATACCTTTTGACTGGTGTCGGGAAAATGGTATTGAAGTTATAGGACATAAGAAAAAAGTAAGATTCAATTATGATTTGGACAAGTTCTTTAGACAAAACATCTAAGCTAGGCATAATATACAACCTAAAATAAATAAAAAGGGGTGCATTAATATGTTAAAAATGTTTAGAAACGAAAAAGGTATCAAAATTGCAGAGGAACTAGTAAGAAGAGAAATGGAACAAATACTATCAAAACAAGAAACTAAAAGAATATTAGAGATTGTAGATTTAAACTCAAAAATTAAAATGCTACAAAATGAAATTATTGAAAAAGATAGCCAAGCACAATTAATAAAAGCAGAAGTAGAAGAAAAAGAAAGACTGCTATCAGAAGAAATTGAGTATATAAATCAAGCCATTTCCAACAATGCAAGTGCTACAGAACAAACAAGCGCTACAATACAAGAGATAGCTTCTACAATGCAAGATATAAGCTATAGGGTAAATGGTGCTAGAGAAAGTGCAGTAACTAATAGTGGAGTTATGGACGTATTCAGCAATAAGATTAATAACATAGATATAAATACAAATGATCTTGATAATAAAATGGATAACATGAATAAAATTACAGAAGCAATCAATAATATAGCTTCTCAAACAAATTTATTATCATTAAATGCAGCAATAGAAGCAGCAAGAGCCGGAGAAAGTGGAAAAGGTTTTGCAGTAGTAGCGACAGAAGTAAGAAAACTTGCAGAACAAACAAGGCTTTCAAGTGTAGAAATCAGAAATATGATAGAAGATATTAAAAAACAAGTAAAAGTAATGGCACAAGATACAAAAGAAAGTAACGAAATGGCTATTAAATTAAAAGAAAGTAATGTAGTAAGAATAGAGAATATAACAATAATAGATGCAAAAGTTGAAGGCGTTGCAGCAGCTACAGAAGAACTAGCAGCAACAAGCGAAGAATTAGCAGCTTCTAACAATGAAATTTCTGGGAAAACAAGCGAAATAACAAAATTATTTAAATAATAAGGGGAGAAGAATAATGCTAAAAGCTAAAATTATAGATAATAAATGTTATTGTCCAGTATGTGAAGAAAGCAATTACCAAATAAAAGACTATAAACAAGTACAGCACAAAGGCGAAAGTTTTACAGAATTTATTGCAAGGTGCGATTGTAAAAGTGAATTTCAATATTGTAGCAAGATAACAATAGAAAAAACAGAACATTTTGTATTTGATGAAGATGAAATTGAAGAAATAGAGAAAGAAGAGGCAACAGATAATGAATAAAGTAGTACTTATAGGAAGATTAACTAAGGATCCAGAACTAAAATTTACTCCAGGAAGCGGGGCAAGTGTAACAACATTAACATTAGCAATTGATAAATATAATACAAAAACTGGTCAAAAGGAAGCAGATTTTGTTCCTGTAGTAGTATGGGGTAAGCAAGCTGAAAGCACTGCTAATTATATGACTAAAGGTGGACAAGTAGCAATAAGTGGTAGAATCCAAACAAGGTCATATGATGCCAAAGATGGAACTAAGAGATATGTCACAGAAGTTGTAGCAGATCAATTTGGTGGAGTTGAATTTCTGGGAAGTAAAGGAAATAGTCAAGGCAATCCAGGAACATATAGCAATCAACCACAAGATGATACTTTTGGTGGTGGAAATTTTGAGGAAGATATTACACCAGTGAACGACGGTGATATGCCTTTCTAGTATGAACGTAAGAATTTTTATAAGAGAGGTGAATAATAATGAGGGAAATGCCAATTAAAGTAGTTAAGTTCCTTGAAGAAAATAAAAATAAATCCAAAAGAATAGTTGTAAGCGATATGATGGAGATATTTAATTATAAAAAATCAACTGCATTATTATATTATTCCCATCGCAATTCAAAAGCAAATCTTGATAATATAAAAAACAAACCAAAAGCAAAAAGTAAAAGAGAATTAACATTTGACTTTTTTAAAAAGAATCCAGGAGCAGTTTATAATGGTGATAATGAGACATATGCAGATAAACTAGATATAAACCCAATAACATATGCAAATTATAAGATGCAATATCAAGAAATGAATCCAATAGAGATAAAAGAAGTGAAAGTGGATATAGAGGAATGGAACAAATATTACAAAGGAAGAATAAGAACTAAATTTAAAATTGATGATAGTAAGTTATTTGGATAATGTGAAATATATAAATTATACTTAGTAAATTTAAGGGGGAATAATTATGAAAGTTAGTATATCAGTAGAAGAATTTATTAAAACATTAACCTTAATTACTGATTTTATCAAATTACAAAAGGGAGATAAAATATTTAACGGTTGTAGTTTAAGTGTTGATTATGTGGACACATTCGACCATATAGAGCATTGGAGTGAAGGTAGAGAAATTATATTTTATAAAAATTATAAAGGTGAATTATGGCATGGTGAAACGGGAGACTATTGGTTTTACTATAAAGAATAGTTACTCAATACTATTATATGGTACAGAAAGGTGAGATAATATGACAACATCATTTGCAAGAGGGAATGAAATATATTTTAAAAATAATAAATGGTTCTATTTAGAAGATAATACCGTATTTGATGATTCAAAGCCATGCAAAAAGTGTCGTAAATATCCAACTAAAGAAGGATTTGATGCTTGTTTAGGACATATTGAAGATGCAACAGCTGCTTGCTGTGGACATGGATCAGAGGAAGATTATATTAAATACTAAAATACCACGCAACAAAGGGAGGACTAAACACCTTCCTTTTAATTTACACAAAATATAACAAATATTATTATAAATGCCTTGCTTTCGTAGTCAAATAAGAATATAATAGAAGAAAGGTTATATAAAAGTGTAATAAATGAGAGGGGAATTTAAGATGAAAATTATAAAATTAATAAAAAATAGTTATGGACATTATGCAGCTTTATTTGATGAAATACCAACTAAAACTTTCGAGAAAATAGGTTCTGATTATGTTGGGAGCTATGAAGAAAACGGAAAAGTTATATTAAGCTGGTATTTAAAAAAAGAAAGGTTTGGAAATGCTTTCGCAGGTAGAGCATTAAGCCTTTATATGAAAGATGGAAGTACATCAAATTTGATTATAAGGATAATGATAGATTGATAAAAATAGAAGCTAATTATTTAGATGTATTAAAAAACACTCTTCCATTTACAGAGGAAGAAATAAAAATTAATTGCAAAGTAGGTGTTTAAATGAAAAGAAAAGCAAGAAAAGTCGGAGGTTCAATATACGCTGCGCTACCTAAAGGAGCAATAGAAGAACTAGATATAAAAGAAGGTAACTTAATAGATGTTAGATTAAAAGGAAAATCAATAATAATAACTAAAATAGAAAAGGGGGATAAGTAAAATGGAATTTATAAAAGCAGAAGAATTTTTAAAGCAACCTGTAGAAGTTCAAAAGGTATTTATTGAGTGGTGGAAACCAAATATAGGAGATTTATTTGCATGGGCAAGTGATAAAGATATCCAAGATTGCAGAGAAGTTCAATGTTGCTTGAGCGAAAATACTGTTATCAGTAGTTCTAGATGGAAAGGAATTAAAGAAGGTGAAAGACTTCCACTACTTAGTGAAGGACAATTAAGGCAGTTTATTGAGGATAAGAAAAATGGAATTATTGATATTACTCATGATATCTGCAATGGTGGATATAACTTTGAAATATGGTTAATAAATGAGATGAAAAGATTAGATAACGATGAATATTTTTCATTAGGGAATAATTTGCTTCAAGCCTATTGGAAAGTAGCAATAGAAATAGCAAAGAGTGAATCTAATGAATAACTCACCTTGCCTAGGATGCAAGCAAAGAAAACCAATATGCCACGATTCATGTATGAAATACGCAGCATTTAAAGAGCTTGCGTCAACAATAAAAGAAGCCAAAGCAGAATATAACGATACAAATGGAATATATGTAGAATCAATCAATAGGTCTACAAGGAAACATTAGGAGGGGTGAAATGGATAGAAACCAAAGAAGGGAACTGGAAAGAACTACAAACAATTTAAATACGTGGTATAAAAGTTTATCTCCAACAAAAAAGAATTTTATTCAATATGAAGTTGAAAAGAAAGTAATCGAAAATGATAGGATTACAAACATTATATTAGATAGTTGTTATATTTCATCAATAGCAAATAATACAGATTTAGAACTATTAGATATAGAAAAAATAATAGCTGAAACAAGTACGTATATAGAAGACTATAAGAACAAATTAGAAGAACATAGAGGGGATGTAATAGAAATGATAAAAGCACAAGAAAGCTCAATAAAATCAAAAATGAGATCACTTATTAAAGCTAATAAAGACAAAGTAGAATCAATTAAGATACTAGAAAAAGAATATAAACTACCATTTGCAGAATTAGACGTTATGTGGCTACAAGTTAAAAGCAAAATGGGGATAGTAAATAAACATGCACCTAAAAAAGCTATAGCAGAACAGGAAATAAAAGAGGTGCTGGGAGAAACTAAAGAACCAGTACCAGTAAGAAAAGAAGATTTAGAAGCACTAAAAGAACTCACAACAGAACTTCCATATGTAGTAACACCAAAAGAAATAGAAAAAAACCAAAAAGAATCTAACGTAGGAAAGATATTAGCAAATGAAGTAATGAAACCAATCACACCAAATAATTTAATTAGTGCATCTGGATTAGCTGATGAAGTAAAAATAAGTGCATTTGAATTTAAAGCACCATCAAAACTAAAAATATTAGAACAAACTATAAAAATACAGGGTGAATATGGTATATATGTTAAAACATCAGAGGGAGTCAGCACAGAGGGGAAAACATATAGAGATATAATAGAGTTAGAAGAAGAAAGAAAAACAACAGAAAGCGAATTGCAAGCTAAAGAGGACAGGATAAAAGAAGAAATAGAAGAACTCAATAAAGATTTAGAAAAGATTAAAAGGTCAAGATTTAATATAAATGGAAATGTTAAAGAAATAAAGCAAGTATTTAATTTGTAGTATGTAATGTGTAGAAAGGGTGAAGCAATATGAATATTGATGATAAAGTTAAATATATTATATTTGACCGTATTGGCGATTATGATACTAACTTAAAAATTGGAGATTTAGGAACTGTTAAAGAAACAGGAATAGGCAAATATAAAGACTTAGTGGCAGTAAAGTTTGATAAGGAACTTATTGTAATAGGGGAAAACGGAAATTTACAAGCAGATGGTACTTATTTGCTATGGAAAAATTAATTAGTTAAAGTATAAAATTCACAATACTAAAAAATAACGAAGGAGATAAAAACATTATGACAAAATATCAAAACAAACTAAGTAAAGAAGCAAAGAAAATTAGAAATAAAACAAAACTTCCATGGTCAGCTTGTAAATGGGCAGCTAAGAAAAAGCAATTAAGACTAAAAGTAGTTTATTAGGAGGGTAAATGCATACAGAAATAACAAATTTAACAGATATGACTACAGGGACTAAATACAATGTAAAAACAAAGTGCACAATTGAGTTTGTATGTAAAATAACACATAGATTAATAGTAATAAAACTTAAGAAATATATTAAATTTACAAACAAATGGAGGGTTAAATAATGCAACATAAATTAAAGATACTACCACAATACTTTAAAGAAGTAGTAAGAAAAAAAGATCGCGATTATAAAGTTGGAGATACACTTTTATTAAAAGAATATTCGCCATTAAAAGTAGACACAGCGGTAATAGAATATAACCTAGGAGCATATACAGGACAAGAAATAACAAAAGAGGTAACTTATATCTATGAGGGTGAAGATTGTGGACTTAAAAAGGGTTGGTGTGTCTTAGGATTAAAAGATATAGAAGTGATTTCTGACAAAGAAAAACAAGAGTTTCAACTTGGAGATACAGCGTATTGTATAGATGAAGATTATAGATTCTTTGAAAGCACAGTATATAGAATAGAGTTAAACAAAGAAAAATATTTTTATACTAGTGGTGATGCAGATTTTGAGTTTAAAGATATTGGAGATTGGGTATTTACTTCTGAAATATATAGAGAAATACACTTAGAAAATAAAATCGAAATAGGAGAGCAAAATAAATGATATTAAGCGGAAAAGAAATAGAAAAAATATTAAATAAAGATATATTTATAAATCCTTATAACCATAAGCAACTGAATCCAAACAGTTATAATTTAAGATTGCATAATGAAATATTGATATATGATGAAGATATCCTAGATATGAAGAAAGAAAATAAGTATAAAAAGTTTATTATTCCACTGGAAGGAATGGTTTTACAACCTGGAGTGCTTTATTTAGCAAGAACGGTAGAATATACAGAAACAAACAATTATGTACCAATGTTAGAAGGTAGAAGCTCAATAGGAAGATTAGGTTTATATATTCATGTAACAGCTGGTTTTGGTGATGTAGGATTTAAAGGATATTGGACATTAGAATTACAGTGTGTACAACCAATAAGAATATATGCAGATACAGAAATATGTCAAATATATTATCACTCAATACAGGGCGAATACGAAGCTTATAAGAGTGGTAAATATCAAGATAATAAAGGTGTACAACCAAGTCTAATGTATAAAGATTTTGAAAATAACAAGAAAGAATGTAAGAAATGCATTAATAAAAGTGGTTGTTGTTTATATCGTAGCAAATACTTTCAAGGAGAACATGAAGCTGAAAATTGTAAAACATATAATGAATTGGAGGAATAACCTTGAAATCAGAACAAATGCAACTTATGAAAGTTATTCAGTTCCCACAGAATAAGATTGATAAAAAAGAAAAACTAGATCGAAAAGACAAATTACTTCAAGCCTATAAGATGCTAGATTATTTTATAGAATGTGGGGCGGATTTTAGCATATTGGTTGATATGAAAGTGGCGAATGAACTATTTGAAGTAAGCCAATCACAAATGGATAAATTTAAATACTTAGCTATAACTACAAACCATGACGAATTTAAAAAGATAAGATTTGCAGAAGGAGTTAACAGAGTTGCTTTTTATGAAATCAAAGGAGATGAATTATAATGGAGTGCAAAGGTGAAAAATGTAATAAGTTTTATTCATGTAATTATCTGCAACATAGATTTCGAGTAAAAGAATGTGATATAGGGCATGAGATAATAGTTAATGCAAAACACCTAAAGGAATTACAGGATAGAGAAGATATGTTGAAGGGGGTGAATAAATAATGGAAGACAAAACAATAAAGGTAAGATGTATAAATAAAGAGTGTACAAATTTAACATTTAAAAAAGAATATGAAGCTATTAAAAAATGGAAAGAAGAAAGTAAAATGAAACCTAATAACTCTTTTGGGATGTATTTAGTAGTAGATGATAGTAGAAATGAATCGGTAGAAACTTGTTGTCTATTTGAAGAAGTAAAAGAAGATATTCTAATTGTGGAATGTATAGATAATGAAAGCCAAGAAAAATTTCTCACTCTAAATAAAAAATATGAGATATTAGAAGAAAATAACAGAGGGTATTTTATAATAGATGATACTAAAACGAAGTATTTAGCACATAAAAGCAGATTCAAACCAGTACCAAAAGAAAAAGAACAACTAGAACATGCACAGGATAAAGAACTTAAGTGCTACAATAAAAAATGCAACCACAATAAAGAAAATAAATGCAATATATCATCAGTAACAGAAAATTGTGGATGTAAAGAAAGATTAAAAGAACCAATAAACTATGAAGAAGAATATAACAAACTTAAATCAGAAAATGAAAGATTAAATAAAGGAATAGAATTAAAAAATAGTACAATAAAGCATTTAGAATCAGTTTTAAAGATTAAAGATTCAGTAATAATCAAAGATATTGAGACGGTAGAAAAATTAAATAAGATAATAGAATCACAGAACGAACAGATAGAAAGACTAGGCAAATCAACCAACGAATACTATTATAATTGGATAGAAGCACAAAAAGAAGCAGAAACAGCAACAAAGCTATTATCTAACTTTAGACATATGGAAGCAGGACAACAAGAGAAGCTAAAAGAAAAAGTAGAAAGTTTAAAAGATATAATTATTAGACTAACAGAATTATTATAGATGGAGGGTAAAGGGATGGAATATAAATTCAGAGGATTAGGGTTATACAGTAAAAAGTGGGTATATGGGAATTTAATTCATATGGAAGATGCAGACGAAGACTATAGAGATGTAATAATCCCTATAGAGGATAATTGCACGTATATTGATAACGATGATGGATATGGAGCGGAGGACTGGCATAAAGTAGATAGTAAAACAGTTTCACCCTCAACAGGAGTAAAAGACATAAATAAAAAAGAAAGCTATTTAGGGGATATATTAAAGGAGCCAAGACCAACATATGGATATGAGAAAAGCAAAGATCATAAAAAAGAGTTTTATGTAGTAAAAAAGAAAGATAAAAGCAACAATATGTATTTAGAATATAACTATAATATCAGAGGGTACTGGCAAGAAACACAACTAGGATTAGACAGGATAGAAGAATTAGAAATAGTTGGTAATATATTCCAAAATGCAGATATGATTAAGAAAGAGGTGTAAAATATGTCATCAGCAAATAATTCAGAACAAATATTAAAAAATATACAAAGATTGCTAGAAGAACAGACAAGATTACTAAAAGCATTATTGGAAAAATAGAAAGAGGTGTAAGGGATGATAGAAAAAGAATGGTTAGATAAAAGCGTATGCGATACAGTAAAAACAGATAATACCAAAACATGGAGAGAAATAATAAGAGAGTATGAGAATGATTTTGGAATAGAACAATCCGACTTAGATAATATGGATAAAGAAGAACTAAATAAATATATAGAATGGTTAGATCATTTAGGAGAAAAATAATATATTTTGCACACAAAATACCTTGCTTTCGTATGCAAAATATATTATAATAAAGATAGGTCATAAATAATAAATCCCCTGTAACTTCACCCCTTTATATATACACATAGCATAAGTTGTGTGTATATATTTTAAAAAGACATAAGCCAGTAAAATAAATTGTTAGGCACAATATTAAATGTTTAACTGGTTAATGATATAAAGATATAAAAAGACATAAAATGCATCACATTATAACTAATGATGGTGCATTTTTTAATAATAAGGAGGATGCTAATGGAAAAGTATTTATTTGAAGAGGTAGAGGATCAACTAAAAAAGTATTATGCAAAAGAATCAACACAAGAATATTTAGAATCAAAACTTAAGATACTAGACAAGCAAATAGCATCAATAGAGAGTGACTTAAAGAATTGTAATATACATATAGAATGCTCATTAGCATCTCCGGGGTTTGAGGCAAGAGTACAAACATCTTCTGATGGCGTAGGATGCGCAGAGAGAGAAGCAATGAGAGTAACAGACGTACAACTAAAAAGATTAGATAATAGACGGTTAGAAAGAGAAGATATCCTTGAACAAATGGATAACTTAGAAATAGAGTGTAATTACATCGGATGGAAACTTAGAGAATTTACACAAGAACAAAAAACCTTATTAGAGCTATTATATAAAAATGACTATAAGGAAGTTAAAGTAGGGGAGAAGATACATCTTAATCAATCACAAGTAAATAGGAGAAAACAACAATTACTATTAATACTAGTTGCATAAAAGATGCATTAAAGATGCATAATATTGCACACAAAACATGATATAATAGTAGATGTAGAAGATAACAAAAGGTACTCATTAATTTGGGTGCCTTTTTATTGTCCTAAAACAAATCAGCAGATAATCTAAACTACAAAGGGTAAGAGTGTTAACTTTCCGCTTCTAGCAAGAAGAAGTATAAAAGAAATCTGCTGATTAAACAAACGAAAGGAGAAGCAGTATGCAGACACAAGATACTTACACAACAAAGATATGCAAGCGTTGCAATAGAGAGACAATTCTCATAACAAAAGAAGTTGAAGAAGCTATCAAAGAAGGTAAGTACCTTGCGTGTACATATTGTGGAAGTCAAAACTTAAAAGATACAGATAAGTATTATGGTATAGAAATAGGTTTTAGAAATAGTGACAAGTCTAGATAGAAACTGTTTATTTAATTCCGGAGGTGGTGTGTTAATGGATGGATAAAGAAAAGAATGAACTAGCAGAAGTAGATTATATGAAAGGTATGAAGTACCAGGAGATAGCAGACAAATATAATGTATCTATTAATACAGTAAAGAGTTGGAAGACTAGATATAGTTGGAATAAAAAAGGTGCAAAAAGTG